GTCTTCGATGCCGAGACATGGGAGCAGGTAGCCCACCTGCACGGGCGCTGGGACACCCACCTGTACGGACTCATCCTGGCCGACCTGGCCCGCTGGTACGGTGATGCGCTTCTGGGTATCGAGCGCAACAACCACGGGCACGCAGTGATCAACGCCGCGCTCTATGACGCGGGCTATGCGGCCCAGCACCGCACGGAGTGCCACGGCGTCTACATGCACCAGGAATACGATCAGGACCAGGTCCCCAGAGAGCGCCGGCCCGGCTGGCCGACCACTCCGAAGACGAAGTTCTTCGCTCTCGACGGACTGGCGACTTCCCTGACCGATGGCGATACCCGGATCCACTGCCGGGGCACTGTCGCCGAACTGATGTCCTTCGTACACCTGCCTGGCGGGAAGGCCGGGGGCGAAGGACGATCCCACGATGACCGCGTTACCAGTGCCGCGATTGCGGACGCGCTGCTCAAGATCCGCCCGCGCGGCGGCTGGGCGCAGAATAAGGAAATCCTAGACTGGCTCGCTTCTCGATAACCTGGCCCTGGCAAAAAGCGGTGGACACGGCGCGCCACGAGGCGGCGCTGCAGGCACGGCAGGAAGCCTTCGCGGAAGTCTCGCGCGCGCTTGCCGTACCGAGTCCGGAGCAGGCGCCGTATCCGCTGTACGCCTACGATCAGCCGATCTGGTACTCTACGCCGCACTCGCCGCGAAAGCATCCGGATTCACCGATCACGGTGGACACGCTGCGCAAGCTGGCCGACTCCTACGATGTCCTGCGCGCGTGCATCAATCACCTCAAGCGCGAGGTCGCCGCGGTCCCGATCGAGATCTCGCCTCGCGATCCGAAGGACAAGAGCGATCGCATGAAGGGGCGCCTCGACGAGGCGCGCGCCCTATTCGAGATCCGCGGCCCCGTAGGCGGCGTCGGATCACCTCGCCGGCACTTCGAATCGATGCTGATCGAGGATATCAGCATCGTAGGCGCCTGCGCGATCTTTCACCAGAGGAACCGCGGCGGCGGCATGTACGAGTCCGTCGCGATCGACGCGGCCACCATACGGCCGGCTGTGGATGCCTGGGGTTGGCCGCAGGGTCAGTGTTACGAACAGTGGATCTACGGCGTAAAAATCGCCAGCTTCAGCGATGCTGACATGACCTACGATGGAATCTACCCGGTCAGCTATACCCCATACTTCAAATCGCCGGTCGAGTACCTGATCCAGGTCATTAACTCCGCACTGCGCGCAGACCAGTGGAACCGGGACTGGCTGACCGATGGCAATACGCCGTCCGATCTTCTAGCCTTGCCCGATAGCTGGACACCGGCGCAGGTCAAGGAGTACGCGGCTTTCTGGGATGCGATGCTTACGGGCAGTAAGAACCGCCAGAAGACGAAGTTCGTGCCCGGCGGCACGCAGAAGGTCGGCAACCCTACACGCAAGGATCAGGACTTCCAGGCGCTGGAGTTGTGGCTGCTGCGCCGCACCTGCGCGATTATGGGTGTGCAGCCGGCATCGATCGGATACGCCGGTGAGCAGTACAAGGTTTCCCAGGAGGGCAGCAACGATCAGACCAGCGTCTTCGGCGCAGGCGTCCTGCTGGATTTCCGAAAAGCCACATATGACGACATCCTTCAGCGCGCCGGCTACGGCGATCTGGAGTGCCAGAACGTCACCCATCGCCAGGAGAAGGCCAAGGAACAGGCCGAGACAAACCGAACGCGCATAGAGTCCGGACAGCGCACCATCAACGAAGTGCGCGCGGAGGAAGGACTCGACGCCGTCGAGGGCGGCGACGTCGTTCTCGTCGCCGGCACGCTCAAGTCTCTGGAGACGGCGATCAATCCGCCTGCACCCATTGCCGCGGCTGGTCCCTCGAAAGATACTGCCGTTGATCCGGCGAAAGACCCTGCCGTGGATCCCGCGAAGGACCCCGCGACTGATACGAAGGCGCCGGGGCGCCTTCAGCGTGACGGCGCAAAAAAAAAGACCCCTGACATCTACGCCGTAGCGGAGCAGTTTCGATCGGCGCTGCAGAGTCATGAGGACGACGCCGTACAGCGTGTCTCCGCCGCCTGGGACGTTGCCGAGAAGCGCATTCGCGAGAAGCTGGACGCGCTGCTCGCGCGGATCGAGGAAGCGCAGTCCCAGGGACAGCCGATCTCCGATGCCTGGCTCTACATGGAGGAGCGATACCGCACGCTACTGGCCGATGTAGCCGAGGCGCGAGCGGAACTGACAGACGCGGCAGCTCCCGCGATTACCGACGCGCAGGCGCAAGCCGCGGCCACCGCAGAACGCGAAGCGGAGGCATTGGCGAATGCCGGCGCCGGCACGAAGGGAATCGGCATCCGGTGGAACGCGCTGCCGGCGGACTCAGTACGCGCCTTTGTCGGATTTGCGGGCGATGGTTCGCCCCTGAAAGACCTGATCGACCAGATCGGTAAGGACATCGAGAAGGATATCGCAGGCGAGTTCTTCGACACGATGATCTCCGGCATTGCCGAGGGCAAGGGACCACGCGAGGTCGCGCGCATGGTCGATCCGATCCTTCAGCAGGGACGAGCGCGGGCGCTGAACATCGCGCGCACCGAAATGCACCGCGCAGCCCGTGAGTCGACCCGCCAGAGCTGCCAGGCTAATGCCGATATCCTCGAAGGCTGGACGTGGCACTCTGCGGCCAACGAACGCACCTGCCCGGCCTGCTGGGCGATGCACGGCACGGTCCACCCGATTACCGAGCGCCTGGACGGGCACCCGCAGTGCCGCTGCGTCATGATCCCGAAAACCCGGAGCATGGCCGAGATACTCGGTGACCCTTCAATGCCCGATCAGCGCCCGCAGATCCCGCTCGGGACCGATCTCTTCGAAGCCCTGGACGAGAAGACGCAGAAGGCGATTCTCGGCCCGGAGATGCACTCCCTCTACGCAGAGGGGCGCGTAAAGCTTCAGGACATGGTCAGCCGGCCGGACGATCCGCGCTGGGGAACGATGCGCACCACGGCGAGCATAACCGAGGCGACCAAGAACGCCGAAGCCGCGGGCCTTCGCACCGTGCTCGTGGACCTGGCCCGCTGGGAAACCAAGGCGCTGGGCCGCGTTAAGGTCGGCAAAGCCGCCGCGTGCCGCTTCGAGAGCGACGCCGTTTCGGGCGACGTGCACGCCAATATATCCGCCGGCCTCGCCGGCTGCACCGATGCCGCTTCCGTGCGGCGCCTCTTTACTTCGATCGTCGCGACCCTGGTGCGACATGGAGACTGCTGATATGGCCCAGAAAAAGACTATGAAGCCGATCCGGCTTTTCGTGCCGATTACCCGCATGGAGCGCCGCGACGACGGCCTGCTCGTCGAGGGATACTGCTACGTTAACGCCGAGGTAGGCGATGCCTACAACCTTAAACGCGCCGCCATGGAAGCCGCGTCCGCCGATTACCTGACATGGGGTGCGGTGCGCGAGATGCACCAGCCCCTCGCGGCCGGCACGGCCACCGCGGACGGCTGCGGCGTTACCTGGGACGATAAGGGCGCCTTCCTGCGCGCTCTGGTGGTCGATGACGCGGCGATCAAGAAGTGCGAGACCGGCGTCTATAAGGGCTTCTCCGTAGGCATACAGCCTCAGCTGGTGCGCGGCCGCGATGTCGAGAAGTGCGTCTGGATCGAAAACAGCCTGGTCGACCGGCCGGCGGATCCGGATGCCGTCTTTACGATCGCGCGTGCCGAGGGCGTTGACCTGGACGCAGAGAGCGAAGTCGTTATCCTGGATGAGACGGAGGAGATCCCCGGCGAAGAGATGATCGAGCGCGGCGCGTTCGCCGAGAAGATGGCAAAGCGCGAGAACCCGATGAAGCGCGGCCTTGCCTTCGACATCCTCTATAGCTGCCTGGATAGGATCGTCTGCGATGGAGCGATCGCCGATCCGGAGGCGGCGGCGCGCGAGGCGATCGCGGAGTTTGCCGATTACGTCGGCCCGCTGATCGGCGCACGCAACCTGCCCGATGAACTCTACTACGGCGCCGGACTTACCGGCGAGATTTTGACCCGCCTGTCTGCTGCGACGCAGGAGGCGGTGACAGTGCGTGCGGAACGGAGCGATCTGATCGCTCGGGCAGAGAAAGCGGAGACGGATCTTGCTGCAGTGCGGGCAGAACTTGCCACCGCAATAGAGCGAGCATCGACGCTGGAGAGACAGCCCGATCCGAGGCAGCAGGTCCCGGTCCGCTTCCCCCAGGCGCTTGAGCGCTCCTTCCTGGCCGGACAGGACGGACAGCCCCAGAACGCCGAAACGAAGACGCTGCAGGATGAACTGACCGAGCTTACCCGATCGATTCCCAGCGAACCCGATCAGGAGAAGCGCAAGGCCGGCGTCGTCCGGATGCAGCAGATCAAGATGCAGCTTGCCGCCGTCGCCGCCGAGTAACCCCTCGCGCCGGCAGCCCTACTGCGAACGCTACACGGAGAAACTTCACCCATGGCACCTAACACCATATCCCCTGCGATGCAGGGCAACCTTGTCGTTCCGGGCATGTTCCGGAACGCCGGATTCATGAACCCCAGCTTCGGCGACACGGGCATCTCGCCCGGCCCCTCGATCCCGATCCTGACGCGCGGCGCCCAGCGCGCGACGGTCCCCGATGAACTGAAGTCCGCCATCGAGCGGCTGCAGGGCGGGGATGTCCAGCGCGCCGAGGTGACCGGCGATCTTTCTCAGATCCTGCTGCACCTCAACGCCTCCATGGAGCAGCTGCAGCGCGGGATCACCAGCGGCATGACCGCCTTCCCGGTTCGCGAGAATCTGGAAGCGGAGGCGACCAGCCTGGTCCCGATGGAGACGCCGCTGCGCAACCGGCTGACCCGCCGGCCCGGCGCCGGTACCGCTTCCGCGTGGAAGCAGCTTACCAGCATCGGCGGCGGCTGGGCGACGTCGCTCGATCAGCCCGGTTCGGCCGCGGCTGTTCGCGCTTTCTTCGCCGAGAACGGCGCGCCGGCCGAGCACACCAGCGTCTACGCCGATAAGAGCGCCGGCTATAAGCTGCTGGGCACCTTCGGCAGCGTGACCGGCTTCGCGCAGGCGGCCGGGGCGAACTTCATGAACCAGCTCGCCACCGAGAAGACGAACGCCATCAACCACCTGATGCTCAATGAAGAGAACGCCCTGATCAACGGCGACTCCACGAGCACGGCCGCTCCCTGGGGCGATGCGACCACGGCCTTCGCCTTCGACGGGATCATTCCCCTGACCGCGACCGCCAATGGCGTACCCGCTGCGCAGATCCAGGCTGCGGTCGGCGCGCTCACCAAGGCGCACATCGACGCGCAGCTCACGCGGCTCTGGAAGCAGGGCGCGCGTAACGCGTGGATGCTGATGAACGCGCAGGAGTCCAACTCGCTGGTTCACCTGGCGGAAGCGGACGGAACGATCTTGCGCGTTATGGCGACGGCTTCGGGCGATGCCATCCTGGGCGTGAAGGTGACCGGCTATAAGCACCCGGTCACGGGCGAGATCGTGCCGATCCTGGTGG